ATCCATGAAGTAACGGAACTGGCCGTCAACTGAATGGAAGTGGTCGCAGCCTGATTGGTCGTACCCTGATACAGCGCGTTAGCAGACACGTTGCCCGTCACGGTCAGCGCATTCGTCCCGCTATAACCCGCCGTGCCGCTTGGATTAATCGTTAGCGGAGACACCATCGAGTAGGTATCGAGGTTGCTCGTCTGCCCCGCCTCTAACTGCGGAGTGACCGTGTTCAGACCAATAACTTGTAATACGTTAGCCATGTGTCACCTAAATTGGAGTGTACGAAGTGCCGCTACTGCCAAGCACCGTACTAACAACTGTGTATGAAGTGCCACCGCTGCTAAGGACAGCATATGTCACCGGATAAGACGATGAGCCTGCGGAGGGCAAGACGTTAAAACCGGAGCTATCTAAGGTCGTAACCTGTTGCAACTGTGCGTTAGTCAAAGCGTAGTTGTAGTAACTGAACGAGCGGAGATGGCCGTTGAGGAAATTCTGGTTTCCGGCTTGGCAACCAAAATAAATTGCAGTTACACCACTAAACGGATACGTACCAGCACCAGCACCAGACGTTGGAGTAGCACCGTTTAAACAAATAGTAAACGAAGAACCAACATAAGTAGATGCCGCTTTTGCTACGGTATTCGTTAAAATAAGGTTAGACGTAGTGACGTTTGTGCCGTCATATATAGAAATGGCACCTCCGCCATTAATTGACAACGGAGTTGCAGCTGTTTGTGTGCCAATAATACGAATAGCACCAATAAGATAATTTGTATCGAAAGCAGCAAGAACTGTTCCTTGCGCTGTGTTATACCAACTGCTGATTGCTGTAATTCCTAAATTATCAAAGTTCCTAGTCACCGTCGCGCTAGTAGTCGGGATGTAGGAGGTTGCAAACGCACCGGCTTCTAGTTGAGCGCCCCAAACGTAGGTGTTCAAACCTGTATTATTGGGGTCTGGATGGAACAGCGCCCCTATGGAAGTATATGCTCCGCTAGAGAACGTACCCGTGAATCGGTAAATCCCATTACCAACTGGTGCAATTGACGTTGATGCGTATCCAGTAATTGTATTTAAAGTTGGTACGCCACTAGACCAACTAACAGTTGCAGCAGCAATTATGGTTGCGAGAGTGCCGTCAAAAATTCTGATTAATTGTGCAGAAGAAGTTCCTTGTTTGACGTAGTATGACACCGTATACGTCGTAGATGCCGTAACGGTCACCACTTGATAAATCCACGATGGAACGGCGATGGTCGCATTTACCAACGCCATTGTTGCAGTGCCATCAGGTGCTGTGCCTGATGTGCCAAATGTCGATGCGACTTTTATCCACGCCGCATTGGTAAAATCCTGCGAATACAGCGCCGAATTCGTCCGCGTTCCCTCGATCAGCAATCCTCTGGGCTGTAGCGTGATTGGATCGTAGTCGAACCGTGGGCCGTAGACGGCAGCAGAGGTTGTGGGGTTGTACTGCGATACGTTGCCGCCGTACTGAACCTGCGGCATGGCAAGGTCAAAGCCTGTGCCTACGCCAATCGGCACAGCAGATATAAACGCCCCGCCGTAAGTACCGGCACTTGCTGCGGTTAACGTCACCGAATAACGAACCCATGTACCAACGGGCTGCGCCGCCAATGTTGCAGCGGTTGCAATTTGCGGCATGTTTACGCCGTCGTAGTACGACAACGCTGTTGCCGTAACACCCGCAGGGATACGGACAAAAATTGAAGCCGTTACCTGCGTTCCTGCCGGATAAGTTATGGGAGTTGTAGGCTGAAGCCCTTCATAACCTGACGATCCGTTGAGCCTGCGGTAATACACCACACCTGTTGAAACGCCTTGTACGACTTCTTGAGCGCATGAAACAGCAAGAATGCTGTTGCCAGTAACCGACCAAAAACTGGGATACGTTCCTGCGCCACCACTTCCGGGCCAGACGCTGTAAGTCAACAAGTTTTCGTTGGTCGTAATCAATCCCGACTGGTTGTAATAAGTCCCAGTCGTACCCCGACTGAACGTCGATCCGGGCGGCAAAGCACCACCACCGCCAGTCACAAAGTCCTGCGTAAACACAGGAGCAGGCGGCGGGTTATATGAACCGGAGTGCTGTACCCACCTTATCCTGCGTTTAGCAGATCCATAATGTAATGACATGATTACACCTTATGACCAGTTGATTTGGATGCGCCCAGAAGCGCCGTTGCCGCCGTTACCAGTTCCTTGGTTTCCCGCACCGCCACCACCTGGATCTGTTCCCACCGCGCCAGCACCTGATGAGTTGCCGCCACCATTGGGAGCGCCTGCACCGTCTTGTACGTTTGTTCCCGGCACGTTACCGCTTGTCGCCGTGGCCGCAGGAGTTGCTGTGCCAGAACTGGAAGCCGTAGCAGGTGTAGGAGATATGCCGCTTTTTAATCCGCCGTTGCCGCCGTTAGCGGTCAGGTTGACTGTTCCACTTGTGACAGTAGCAGTCAGCGTTGAGGCTGTACCCGCAGTACCGGGACCGTCAAGGGTTGTGCGTCCTACGCCTATCGTACCCATTGAATAAGTAAATACCGTACCTGCGGTACAGGCAACCGTCTGTGTGATGTACGCACCAGACCCGCCGCCAGTACCTGCACCGTTGGCATTGTCACGCGAGCCGCCGCCACCCACGCCCCACAGTTTGATAACGCCGCTTACAGAACCTGCGGGCGAGGTAAAAGTTCCCGTGCCAGATGTAGCAACGCTTGCCGCAAACGATATTGCGCCACCGCTTGCAATGACGTTCAGTATGCCACTCATCAACTGAGACCTGAACCGCTAATGACCGCGACGGTTGCGCTGACAAAATAGACGGTTGCCAGGCCACGCTGTGCCAATGTTCGGTTACCAGTGTTGGCTGTGCCGGCCTGATACAGGGTGCCGACGGATGCCGCCAATGTAATCGCCGATGCTGAATTGTTGAAAATTGTGACCGCATCACCTGCTGCAAACGTCGAGTTAGGAATGGTGATGGCGCTGGTTGCTAAGACGCACTTGCCTCGATCCGTCGTTGCCAACGTAGTGCTGGCCGACTGCGGCAGACCAAGGTAGCCCAGCGCATTGATGCCATCCACTGTGCAGTTAGTTAACGTGCCGCTTGTTGGGGTACCTAAAATAGGCGCAGTCATTGTCGGGCTGGTTAGAGTCAACCCAGCAACTGTTGCTGCCGTTGCGCCCAATGCAACAGAAGTGCTGCCTATAGTCACGCTAGAATTAGTAAGCGCAGAATTAGCAATGCTAGACAAAGTTCCGCTAAGAGTCAGACTTCCAGAAGAAGTTACTGTTCCAGACAGCGAAATTCCATTAACCGTACCTGTTCCCGCTACGGAAGTAACGGTTCCTAAAGTTGGAGATGCCCAACTTGTAACGCCTGTGCCGTCTGTTTGAAGAACCTGTCCTGACGTACCCGTTGCAGATGGCAGCGTCATAACCCATGTGCCTGCCGCAACAGCGGTCTTAATGGACACTGTACCCGAGGTGCTTCCCTTCAAATCCAAATGCGCTGAAGTGGAGTTCTGCGTAATTGTAAGCGCAGTAGTTGCCGTCGAAGGTGCGCCAATAGTAAACGCGCCCGTGCCGCTTGCAAACGTCATTGTCGAACCGGCAAGCGACGTAGAGTTGTTGTATTGCACTTGCGTATTGCTACCACCCGCAGCCGCAGTACCGGCGGGTCCTGTAGGCCCGGTAGCGCCAGTAGCACCACCTGACGGCCCCGTCGCACCAGTAGCACCTGTCGCACCGGCAGCACCGGCAGTACCCGTATTACCAGTTGGGCCGGTAGCGCCCGTAACACCTGCACCCGTGGCACCAGTCGCGCCAGCGGCACCCGCGGCACCTGCTGTGCCTGTAGGGCCAGTAGCGCCTGCAACACCTGTAGGCCCGGTAGAACCTGCAACACCAGTTGCGCCCGTAGGCCCAGTTGCGCCCGCATTACCCGAACCGCCCACAATTTGCCACTTGGCGCCGTTGTAAACAAACGCAAACACTGAGTTGCTTATCAACACATTGGACGACAAGGTATTGCCAAGTGAGTCAATAATGCCAACCGCTCCACCGCCGTTGAGGTTTAGCGTTGATGGGCCGGTATTGGTCTGCGCGACTTTAACGGCAAGCGTAAGGCCCGCCACAAGGGTGGCTGTGGAGGGAGACGCGACCGTCACTACAATGGTATTGGCAGAACCTGAGTCCACCAGATAGTTGGTGTAAGTGTTAGCCGAGTTCACAGCCGTCTGGAAAGCGGTAAAGTTGGTATCCAAATTGCCGGTTGCTATCGGCCCATTTTGGGTTCCAAAGGTAATTAATCCGCTGACTGCGCCGGCCATGTCTAGAACCTCGTTCTTAGTTCGTGTTCAAATTCGATTGTATTAACAATAAATTGTGGCTGATTTGTCTGGATAGTCAAGCCAATGTATTTGCCCCATTGAGCAGCATCCGACTTATACAGCCAGTAAGACGAACCCGTTTGATTCCAGGCAACTATTACATTGGAACTGTTGATCCAAGTAACCGTAGCCCCTGAGTTGTTAACCCAAGAAATGACAGACCCGGCTACCGCATAAGACGGGCTGGAGTTCTGTTCTGAGTCCACCGTAATGGTGACAGACGAGGCTAAATTAGCCGTTGCTTCAATGCCAAACTTAAGCGCCTGTTTGGTGCGAATTGGATCGCCCATAGGCAGCAAAGCCGTCTCAACATAGCTGGCTACGTTAGATTGACTGTCTGAATACAATTGATACAGGTTGGTTCCATCACAGCCACAAGTTGTGATTTTGCCGTTGATAGGCGAGGAAACCAAATAGGACATGGTGTCCGTGGTCGATGTAAAGAACCACTTCTTGTCAAAGAAGATAGCCTGTAAATAGCGACCGGGGTATGTCTGACTATTGCCTGGGCCTAATGGCCCGTTGTATTCAAAATTGAACGCAGCGCACAAGATGTTGTTCAACAATGTCTGACACCCGTAGACCGGGCCGGCAAAGTTCACATCTGGGAATATGCCATCTAGGGGGTCTGAAATCTTTGTTGTCGTTGATCCGACAAGGGCATAAATGCCGTAATCGTTGGCAAATAGCACCGAACGAAAGTACGGAAAGATGCTGTAAGCACGTTTAGAACCCACAGACGCGCTGACATTAGTGTTTGAGAACAGCGTAACGCCGGTCGAGCTGACGCGAACGTCGCTGAACACGTTAATACTGTCATCACCAAAAATGTACAAGAAGTTGTTTGCAGACAACAACCAAGTGATATTGCCGTGCAGGGTGGCGTCATTTAGGACAACCGACCCGGCAGACACGCTGATAAAGTCTGTAGACGATCCGGCTGCGGTGTAAAACACCGTGCGACCTTGAGCAATCCAAGTGCGGCCCGAGAAGGACTGCAAGCCAGAACATTGATTGGTAGTGACTACGGCTTGTGCTGTAGCGACGTTGCCGCCTGTTGCGCCGCCGCCCGAGATGGTCACATTGGCGCTGGTGTATCCCGTACCGGGATTGGTCATGATGACCTGCGTGATCTGACCACCCGAGATGATGGCTTTGCCTACTGCACTAGTGCCATCGCCCGTAATCGTGACAACCGTGTTGGCCGCGTTGGTATAGCCATTGCCACCGTTGTTGATTTGTACGGCCAACGATCCAGTTGCAAACGTCAACGCGCCGGCAGCAAGGTTGGCGCCAGACCCGCTGCCACCTGAAATCGTAATAGTGGGTGCGGCGGTATAGCCAGACCCAGCATTAGTCAGGATGACACCGTTGATTGACCCCGTATCAATAGTCGCGGTTGCGGATGCCGAGCCGCCGCCACCACCCGAGATAGTGACGCCAGGTGCTGTGGTATAGCCAGAACCGGGGTTAATGATGCTGATGGATACGATATTGTTGCTCAAGATACTCGCGCCAGCAGTTGCGCGAATACCTGGGGGTGGAGGGTCACTCAGCGTGACTTTAGGCACTGATGTGAACGAAGCACCCGGAGAAGTCACCTGAATATTGATGACTTGGCCTGCCGTATTGGTAATTGTGGCAATGGCTGTTGCTTGTACGCCACCTGTTTGATCTGGTGCGCTGATAGTGATTGTGGGGGCAGTAATGTAGTTTGTGCCGCCATTCACAATGCCTATACCGGACAAAGAACCCACATTGACCAGATGAGTGCCGTCCCAAGTAAAGTATCCCTTGAGCGGATCAGCGATCAGCAGCTGCGTGTTCTGCCATTGCGAAACGGCCAATTTGCCGGTGACAGTCGTAGGTTGGGTTGTACCGTTAACCAGTTCAGAATTTATAGCGCCAGTGTATTGACTGACAAGAAATTCCCCGCCGCCTGCGTCAGCAGTGATGTAAGTGTTTGCCGGTATGCCTACGCCCGTTAAAAACATTCCTACGACAAACGTGCCGGTTACTGTTCCCGCCACTACAAAGTAATTGCGTTGTTGTCCGTAGGGCAGGTAGAAAAAATATCCTCCGGTGCAACTGGCAGTTGCGGCGGGCAAAGTAAACGTACCGGCTGCTGCCAACGTGCCTTTGCTCAAGGATTGCAGGTTGACGTACTCCGCCGAGCCATCAGACTCAAACGCAATCAGATAGTCCGACAGGCCAATGTTGACGGTAAACAGTGCCGTTACAGTGTGGCTAAATGTAATCCCCATATTGGAATACGTTGGTATTACGCGCAGGTTGGCGTAACCCACCGGCATAGCGTTCTCAAGCCATGAGAATTCTTCTTCAGCAATTGCTGTGCGGTTTGCCTTGGTATTGATTCCAAGGAACTTTTTGATGACCGCGTAGGACTTCTTTTGTTCCGGGGACTGGGCCATGCTAGTACCCAGTAGCGTAAGTATTTGGAATTCGTCTCGTCATGATAGACGCCAGCACTGCTTGAACGTGCTTGATGTACTCGTTCTTGTAGATCTCGGCCTCACCAAACGATTGCTCGTAATACTTGGCCGTATAAGCCGAATAGAACGCAACCGGGGTGGTATACGGATAGTTGATCGTATCCGTATCGGCCATGTTGACCAACAACGTAGGCAGAATGATCGTATCCAGCTCGATGGTATAGACCTGATCTGGAATAGGGCCAAAGTAGAGTTGCTGCTGCCCAAAGACGCTAAACGCGCAAGGCCGCCCAATGTAGTTCTGCCAGAACCGTAGTTTGGCATTAAAGTCTGTCCATGCTAGGTACTGCATGGGGACGCGAGTATTACCCCAGAACAAGTTGACGTTCAGAACGTCTAACGTCAAAAGCCCGCTTGGGAGACAGGCGTAGTTGATGAGTTCTGAATTACCGGCGTATTGCAGTTGCGCGGTGCCATTCATAAATGGCGCACTGGGCGGCAAACCGGTCTGTCCAGTTGGGTACGGTGGCGCAGTCCCATCTAGGGTTCCGGCCTGCGTTACCTTATAGATGTAGACGTTGGACACCACATAGTCGTTTAAGTGGACTGCGGTGTTTGCCGACCAGAAGTACGGGTTTGCGCCCCCAGGCACAGGAGTCATGGGGAGTTGCGCTAATTGAATGGTTCTCAGACACCCCGTATCACGAACAACGCGCTCCCGTGCCGCGTTGATGTAATCGGTCAGTTGGGAATCGGTGTAGAAATTCCCGTTTGCATCGTGCAGAAGTCGCCGGACTTCCGTGATGTAACCTTGAAGTGTCTGAGCCATTTAGATCTCATGAGGGTCTCAGAAATTAACGACATCGCCCCAGACAACAATGTCTACCGTGTTGGCGTTGCCGCTAACCGTGTTGACGTTGACGTACAGACAAGAAGTCGTATTTCCCGAAACAAACACCGCTGGTGAAGGCGTAATGTCTTGGAACGTACCTACAGCCGACACGCTGCTAATAACGGTATTAGCCGCTACCAAGTTTGCACCGTTGTTGGTTGAGCTAACGGAGATGTTAGCCGACGCTACCGAACCGTTTGGGTTCTGAATCGTCACGCGCCGCACAATGACACCACCTGATCCAAGCACCGCACCAGCATTGGTCAATCCGCCACTGAGCAGCGGAATGACAATGTTGGTGACTGCGCCGTTGCCCGACGTATTAAGCGACGTACCCCGGACCATGCCCAGCCGAAAATTGCTGAACGAGTCTTGGGTGTTTTGGCCTACTGCATCTGGATTAGCCATTGCTGGTCCCCTTACTTGTTGTTAAAGGTGCCAGAAACTGCGCTACCACCGTTCGAGCCGTACAACGTCAGAGTGATGTTCGCGCTGTTGCTCGAAATGGCCTGTACGTTCACACCGTCCGAAATAAACAGCGGGACGCCAATGCTGACTGCGGCAATGTTGGCAAATGCTGGCGCTGCCAAGTTGCTAGACGTATTCATCTGAATAACGACATTGGTGCTTGGGAGCAGCGTCCACACACCCGCCGGAACCGTAGCACCCAGTGCTGTGGTGCTGACTGCGTTTGCGCCCGTACTTACGGTGATGACTTGGAAGTAAGCACCGGCAGAGTTAGTTGCTGCGCCGGCCAGAAGAATCTTGTTAGTCGAAAGTGACATGGCTAGTGACTCCTTAGAGCGAAATAGAGTTGAAGCCCGTCACCTGAGTCATCGTCTTGGGCTTGGTCGAAACCAATTCCGCGATCATGATGACTGCACCGACATAACCCAACTGCCAGTTAGGCAGAGTGGATTCAAAGCCGGTGAACACAAACGAACCGCGCTCATGGATGTAGAGCGACAGGTAGTTGGTGTTGAGGAGGTACAGGACGCCTTCAGGGCAGTACGGATCTGGGTAGATAGGTACGCCGGCAACCATCAGTGCGCGAAATGCAGCGGACGGGCCATTCGGGTCATTATCAAAGCCCGAACCCGGAGTGATCACATACTGTTCCTGGCCCACGAAATCCTGCGCGAGCAGGGTCCATGTACCGAAACCGCAGAGACCAAAGCTAGGAACTTCAGCGCCGTTCTTGACCGTGCCTGCAATGTATTGCAGGACGTTCTGGCGCGTTGGGTTGACGTTACCCGCAGCGTAGACCTTGGACTGCCACCAGGTGTTGCTGGCGCGAGCAATGTTGCCGTAAGCACCGGCAGAAGGATCAGTATTTGATACTGCGCCCGGAAGGCCGATGAACTGCTGCGTGTTCGTTGTGTTGTTGTACAACGCAGTGGTCATTGCATCCATCATGACGTTGGTCGCGTCGTTCATACGCGCTTCAATCAACGGGATGATCGCCGCGTCTTGCTGGACTGCGCCTTCCATGCCAAGGAATGGCACTGGAGCAATCATGAGCTTGAGGTCGAACTCTGCGTTGTATGCGCCTTGCTGAACGCTAGGCTGTGCAAACGAACCGGAGTAATCCGACCACTGCGCGTTAACGAACTGCGAGCCTTGCACGGGAACCGTGATTGAGGACACGCCGCCCGATGCTGATTGGCTATTGGCAATTAAAGCCGCCATCAGTGGGGTTGAGTTGTAGATCTGAACCACCATCTTTGGGATGAAGGCTCTGCGGGTGACGTAAGTAAGTTCCGTGTATTGCGAACTTCCAGTCGCCGGGATAATTCCACCACCGATAGGCATTTTATATCTCCGAAATTTCTAATTACAAACCAATGGGCCGTGGCGACTTGCGTAGCTCATGCAAGGCTTTAGCAGCCTCATTTCGCGCAGCGGTCACCGGATTTTTGACGTAATCGCTCAGGTTGAGTGCCTTAAACGGACTTGGGTTGTACCCAGTCGGCGTTGGCTGCGCTGCCTGCTTCATGAACGCCCAGTACTCAGCGGCGACTTCATGATTGGTAATGCCCTTGTCGAGCATGACCCGCTCAATATCGTCCATGTCATCTTTGCTAGCGAGGCCTTTCTCAACGATGCGCGACCGGCGCTTGTCGAGTTCCTCGCGAATGTCCCGATCACGCAACTGACCTTCCAGCGCTTCAACGCGCTTATCAGATGCCACCAACCGACTGGTGGTGTGTTCCTCAATGTCCAATTCTGGAATAACCATGTCAGGCTTGGCCCGCTTGGTCAGTTTGAGGAAATCCTTGCGGGTTGCGGGGTTCTCAGCCAACTGGCGGGCCAGTAGGGCAAGTTCGTCGCGGGCGTCAAGCGAAAGGTCTTCAAGGCTCATTAGGAATCACCGAGTGTGTTTACGAGAGGTTTTGCGCGGGGCTTTGCCAACAGCTTTTTTCATTTGCCGATGGTGCCGATACGGCATCGGGTCGCTAGTACCACCTTCCGCAGCTTCAGAGTCTCGCTGCGGATCACGCGGTGGCGGGTTAGCGCGAGCCATCTTAGATGACCTTCTTGCCGTCGCCAGGCTTCTGAACAACCATCTTGTTCTTGGTGCCAATGGCGGGGCCGTTCTTCAGGCCACCAAAGCGAGCGAAGCGCGGCTGGTCAACAATGTTGCCATACCACTGGTTGTCATCAGTAGGGCGGCGGGGTTGCGACGAGCCTTTGGGCTTAAAAAGATCCATGATGGTTCCTTACATTCCGGGAAGTGCAGAACCGCCGCCACCAGGCGGAGGCATTGGGGGAGCGCCACCAGGCGGAGCGCCAGGAGGTGCCATATTTGGGATAGCAGGTGCTGCGGCCATAGCTTTGCCTTCTGGCGTACCGCCACCGGCCTGCGGCAGGTTTTGCATCATCTGCATAATTTCAGTGGACTGCAATTCCTGCGTCTTGCCTTTGCGGGGGCCAATGATGCCGGCCATCATCCGCAAAACAGAAAGGGCCTTCTGGCCCTCTTCACTTTCAGAACCCAACACGGGGAGTGCTTGTTCGATCAAGTCCATCGCAAGCGACAGATTGACAAACGCGCCCTGCTTATTACCCATCTTGGCTTCTGGCGTTGACATTGGCGCCCCCATCGGTGGGGTAGACGCATCAGAAGAATCGCTAGGCCCAGGCATAGGCGGCGGCGCAGTCTTACCACCGCCACCGGCGGGGGACTGGCGCATCAGTTCCATGATCTTGTCTGAAGGGACGCCCATACGTTGTTCCTACGCTACAAAACTATTCTGTACCACAATTTAACATTTTGTCAAAAGAAAGGCGGCAGGCAGTGACTTGGGAAAGGTACCTGCCGCCCTTCTAGAAGGTTTGAGCTTACGCCCTAAACCTTACTTGCGGGCCTTACGACCCTTGTGCTTACGCGCTTTGCGAGCCATGAGATGTCTCCTATTGCGGGCCAACTTAGAAGGGAAGTCAGCCAAACCCTTATTCGATTTCCACCGAATCTAAACTACCGGCGAGTCTTGCGGGACTTCTTGCTGTGCTTACGCATTTTAACTCCGACCTAAAGTGCGACCCATGTTGCGGGGTTGCTTCGCATTATACGTTTTAACCCCGCTTTGACGATATTGCAAGTTAGGAGTTGATGACATCGTTTTGACGGACTTAGCCGACACTCGGGGACGATCCGTCGCGCTGAAGCTGGTATTACCTTGCGTTGCCATTATTCACCTACCGCTTTCAGATCTGGTTTCTTGCTGGGTTCTGGCTTTTGCGGCTGCGCCGCCTTAGCCGCCTCCCGCTTCTTCAGTTTCTCTTTGAGCAACTGTTTCATGGGCGGTTCAAGCAGGTCAAGCAGGGATTCATTGTCAATGGCGCCTGCTTTGAGCAAGTTAAACGCCAATTGTCTTAGATCTTCTGTGAAAATCGGCGAATTGCTGTGAGCATCCACCTTGACCACAAAGTCTTTGGTGAATTGCTCGGCAATGAACTTGGTACCGTGTTCATCCCTATAGGCCGTATCGTCATAGACCTGCATCAGCTTGAGATACAGGGTAGCGACCTTTTCCAAGGCATCTTCTACAACTAAAGCGCGTTTTTTGGCCCGAGAGGACCCCAAACGGGCTAATTGCGAGGCATGACCTGCCGATCTGACCCCTTTCTCCCCCTGACCCGACAGGATGGAGGAGATACCCGAGGCTTCAGCGAACATGGCATCCACTTCATGGATAACCTCAAACAACTCGGTTGGCATCTGCGGGGCCAGGCGATCTACCTTGGCATTGGGCATATCGGTAAACAGAACCCCACCGGGCTTGTTCAGGGCGAAATTCTTCTCATCCATGATGCCCGTCCAGCCTGACAGGGCTGTTGGCGGGTTTACCTGACGGGCCAAAAGGTCTAATACCTCCTCCATGCGCTTGTTTCGCAGCTGCTGGAGGAACTTCAGGCGCTCTACCTCGGACTGACCCCAGTAGTAATCAAACTGTGGGTTGGGGCAGATCTGGACAAAAGGCAGTTCGCCGCGCAAGAAAACGGTTGCACCGGGCCGGTCATAGATAAAAATGTCCGGCTCTGCCATCGTGACGACCTGATAGTCCTTGGTGTCATCGTTCCAGACCCACAGTTCGTACATCTTGACGGTATCTTCCGCAACCCGCGCCTTGTAGCGGGGGGAAGAGTACAGATCCAAGTTCACCGTGCCATAGATGACGGGACTGGACTGGGACATGACCAGGCGATCAAGGCCGTCTGGTACGTCATCCGTCCGGGTATTCACATCCGTCGATATCTTTTTAACAATCTGCTCGCGCTTTGGATGCGACCACAGTCGATTGTAAAGCTCTGATTTTGTTATGTAATACGTCTGGACAATGGCTTCTTGTCGATCCGTATAGGGCAAGTCCTCACGCAGGACGCCCATAGAACCTGGCTCGACCATGAACGGGTGGATGCCGTTGTTGACCACCAGTTTAATAAAGGTGCTGTTGTAGGCCAAAGCCCAGGTGAGTGCCGAGCTAAACACCTGATCGGCGTTGGAGTTGATCCATTCGTCGTTTAGGGCTTGGGTCAGGCGCGGCACCTTAACCTGTTCCATATCCGAGACCGAGGCGCCCATGTTGATGCTAAAGCGGGTGGTCTCTGCCGAATACAAAAACGAAGTCAGCTGATCAATGTGCGGGAAGATTTTGTTAAACAGGGCGGGTGATTCTTCCGGCCCTGCGCCAAACAAAAAGTACGCCCGCTGCGAGGAATAATCGGTTTTACGTTCAGAGACCGAGACCATGCACTTGTCGATCAAGTCTCGGTAGAACATCTCGCGGTGGTCATTGTCGCTGGGGATTTTCATTTGGGTATCGTCAGGCCTTCATGGTCTTGGATATAACTCGCAGCCTTTGGGCCTGTCAAATTGTTGTAGGCTTGCTTGGGGATGATGCCTACGGGTTCATCGCGTATCGGGGTATTGTAACGCCCACCCAGAATAGATTTCATGTCCATGCCGCCGGCACGGTTATGACCCCACATCGCGGCATCACCCGGACGCGGTTCACGCGGGATGCTGTGCGACTCCACCTCGGTTTTGGTCTTGTTGTTACGGGTGAGATACCCGGCCTGACTTTCGCCGGCGCGGACGGTCTTCATGTCCGTCATGTTGAAGTCGATAGCCAGCTGCTGCTTGGTCTTGTCGATGTTGCGGGTAGAGTCTGACCCGATAGACGGGGCTTGCAGGAAGACCAGCAACACCTCTTCCTTACAGCGTTTCTTCAAGCACCGTGGTTCGGTGTTCTCAAAGTAGCCATGCGTTGAACACTTATAATCATGCAGTACGGCCATTAGGGGAGCCTCTTCAATTGTTGTCCAAAGGTAGGCTGCGTATAGTCAGCCCGATTTACAATGCCTGTTTTGAGGACTATACGTCCATTTTCAACCATAAGTCGATTGTCGCGCCGAAGCAATAGCTTGGGTTCCTTGCGGTATTCCACAAACCGGGTGGTATCTCGGTTCTGCATTACCCGCACATTCCCGTCCTTCCACTCCTGGTAGGCCTTAGATACCCGTCGCTGCACCGTCTCGCTGAGTATTTCCTTACGCCGGATAAAGACATCGCGCAGGCACTCCATGCTAATGCCACACAGGCTTGCAAACAGCGCAATGCTAATGCCCCGGTTCTTGTCATCACAGAAGCGCTGGATGGTATCCAGTAGCTGTTTCTTGGGCATGACTGGCTTCATTGTGAGATACCCACTGCTTTGAGATAGGTTGCCACCGACCGGGTTGCAGAGACCTGCTCTGGCGTTCTGGCATCGCCGGCACGACTGATAGCACGGGTATGGCGCTGGGCAATCAGGCGAGGCCGCAGCTGCTCTTCATAGGCCGCTACCGCCAAGGCCGAGGCAATCACCCGGTCATCCTTGTTACGTCCAGAGGCCATGATCGAACCACCGTCTCTGACAATCGTCTTCATTTCGTCCAGCAGATCCATCGAGTAGACAGCCATCATGCCGCGCTCAAAGTTGTCCTTCATGTAAGACAGCATCCGCTCTTTAGACGTAGACGTAGTTAGCCAACCCACCGAGTTAGACGGCCCCGACAGGTTGTCGTTACGGCGCCACAGGTAACTGCTCATCGACCCCAAGACATCCATCAGCGAGCGCCCCATCGTCCCACCAATGGCAGACGCCTGACGCTTCAAGTTCTTCATCTCGTTCAACACAGCCTGACCCGGACCATTGACCTCTAGGTTCAAAGTACTGTTCTTGTACGCACCAGCTAAATGGGAAATCACCCACGCAAACTGATAGGTATTCAACTCAGACGTTGCAAACTCAGCAACCTGCTCTAACCCGTCTGCATAACAACGATAGACCTGTATGCAGAAACGATCAGCCCAGTCAGACGATCCATACGCCGGGTCTGCACCAATCACATAGTAAGCCGAATCCACCGGCTCCTCCCATACCCGCAACGTACTCATCCGCTCAGTAGTCTTCATCACCTCCGTATCTTGGAAGTTCGCACCCATCACATAACGATAATTATCAAAGGTAAGCTTCTTGGCAATCTTGGCAGCATCCGTACATCTGGAGTTACTAAAGAAACTCGTACCCGACATGATGAACGCATAGTCCTCCGTAGGCGGGAACTCCTGCATCATCAGGGATTCATCCTTAATCCCCTCATGTAACTTCCAACGCCACCAACCCATCTGCCTGGAATTGATCTCTACCCCATACAACTTCTTGATGTCCTTTACCCACTCCTTCTCTTCAGGACTTAACTTCCCATCCCAATACACCTTGTACACAGCAGACGCCGGATCTACGCTGTACAACTGATTGCGCCACCAACCACAGAAAATAGCCCTCTGCGTCTTCGCCCTCTTGGCCGTCATGTACATATCGTGGAACTGATTAAACCCACGCGCCGTACTCTCAAAGATATACAGACGATTCTCATTGGTCTCCGCTAAGGACGCTAACAGAGACGCCAGACCCTCCTCATCACCCCAGCTGGATGTCTCAGTACCATGCAGATAAGTAATCGCCTTACCGCGCCCCAGAGAGCCTTTGGCACGTAGTCCAGCTACCTGATAGAACAATCGACTGCGGTTCTTCAAAGACAACTGATTGCGGTTGTGCGCGAGTAACGGAATCCGATACTCCTTGGGCAATCCCTCCATATACATCGACAACGTGGAGCGGAACATATCCTTGTTCTCCTCCGTATCCGTCGTTAGCGTGCCTTGCAGCCCCGGATGAATGAAGTGCCAGTACAGATCCAAAGCCAGACTGATGGTGGTAATGCCTAACTGTCTGCCCTTGAGGATGACAAACATATGCACATCCTCCTCCAGACCCTTCGTAATCTCATCCATCACATAGGTCTGACTGCCTAAGAGCGTGTCCATACGCCTCAGACCCTGCTCCTTGGTCTCAATCCGTAACTGAGAACAAAAGCGATAGAACTGCTTGAGATTGAATTTCATTTGATGCTCAAATACGACCGCACTTCATTCAGCGTCCGCATCTGCTCGGGCGAGTAATAACGCTTCGAGAAATCCTCAGGCCACTGGTTAAACGTGTAACCACGAAAAACCTCAGGCAAACCCGTCAGCCGATACCACTCCTCATACGGCCTCGTCTCCCCAGCATTCGCCTTGTGCCACTCATACCGCCGCTGCATCTCCTTCGGATCCAACTGCGACTGAAACCGCGCATACATCTCCTTCAGCCTCGGGTCGTTCTGCACGGCATAGTGACTGACGTAATCGCCCAGAATGTCTAAGGGCTTCACCGTAGGCTTGTAAACCTCCAACCCCACTCGACCCGCCGGTATCTGCTTGGGCCTCTCAGTCTCTTCAGGACTGTAGAACTCCAGCTGCCGGTCCCCAGGTCGCGGGTTGTACGCAAAGGCAATGTCCTTACCAGCCAGATAGGGATACTCCTTCTGCGCCTTCTCAAACATCACCCGGCCTAAAACGTCGTTATTCATGGCAGACATGGCAAACCTCACTCAGGTCAGGAACCACACAATACCAAAAAGGAGAATTTCTTTTGGGGGGGAATGGTTGGGGGTCACACACACAAGGGGGACAAGACCCATGCACAGGGCAGAGGGAGTGGTGTGGGTAAGTTATGCACAGAGCCAGGTTGTCTGTGGGTAAGTTATGCACAGCCTATATAGGTT